TCATCGTACAGGTCGTGATACTTCTTGTTCAGTTCCTTGATTCTCCTTTGCTGAAGAATGGCGACGATGAGCATATTCACAAATGCTATCGTCATGAGGATAAATTGTACTTCCATAATTCCTTTATTTAATTCGTTTACTTGTTATTCATTCACCAGCATGGGCATGAGCAGCATCGTGATTTCCTCGCCCTGGTAGAGCGGGTCGTCGGGGGTGATGGTGACGGCTCGCGAGGGGTCGGTGAAGTGGATGGTCACCGTCGGCTCGATGATGCGCGAGAGCTCGTCTATCAAGCTGTCGGCCTTCACGCCCAGCGTCATGTCCTTGCCGCAGGAGTAGTCGATGCCGATGCGGTCGTTCGCCTCCGTCGAGAAGTCGAAGTCCTCGCCGTAGAGCGTCATGCGCTGGCCAGTGCTGATTTCCAGCTTCACCAGTCGGCTGCTGTTCGGGGTGAAGTGCGCCACGTTGCGCACCGCCTTCAGCAGGGCTTGGCGGTCGGCCTTCAGCGAGTAGGGCGCGTCCTGCGGAATCACGCTCATGTAGTTGGGGTAACGGCCCTCGACCATGAGGAACACGAACGACATCAGCCCTTGAGCGAACTCCACCGCCCGCTCGTCGAAGCTGACCGTCACCTCGTCGTCGCCATCGAGCAACGTGGGCAGCAGCGTGGCCGCTTTCTTCGTCATGATGAATGCGCCCGGCTCGTTCGCCACGCTCTCGGCATTGCGGATGAGCACATGACCGTCGGAGGCTACGATGTTCAGCGTGTCGCGGTCGGCTTGGTCGAAGTACATGCCGTTCATCACGGGTCGCAGATCATCGTTGGCACAAGCGAACTGCGAGCGTTTCAGCACGCGCTTCAGCATACCGCTCTCCAGCGTCCACTCCGTGCGCGAGGCTTCGAGGTGTCGCGGTGTCGGGTACTCGTCGGCATTGTCGAGGGGCAGGATGGTCTCGCCGCTCTCGTGTTGCAAGCGGAACTTCATGTCGCTCTCGGTGGTGGCGAGGATGGTGACGGGCTGCTCAGGGAGTTCGCTCAGAGCGTCGCGCAACAGGTCGGCACCGATGCAGAACCGCCCGCCGCCCTCGCACCCCTGGAGTGCGAGCTGGTACGTCAGCCACGCCTCCGTGTCCGAGCCCGTCATGGTGATGGTCTGCTGCTGTTCGTCCACCATGCAGAGCACGTCGCCCAGAATCGGCAGAGCGTTCTTCGTGTTAATCACTCGGCAGATGTTCTTTACTGCCATTTCCAATGCTGATTTTGAAATTATCAGTTTCATAGTTTCCTTTTTATTAAATGGTCTAAATTATTTGCCCTTAGGCTTACGCCGCTTCCCGTTTGTCGGGAACGCTCAAATCTATCTCATTCCGTCAATAAATTCGTTGAGAGCGTTGGTGGCATCCTTGTCGCCCTTGTCCTCCGGCTTCGCTGCTGCCTTCGCCGCCGTGCCGCCCAGAGCCTTCGCGTAACTCAGGCACAGCATCTCCTGCTGATAGAGCAGACCGCAGAGGGGGTGCTGCTTGGTGGTCATCTGCCCCGTGCTGCCCACCTCCACAATCGTCTCGCCGTCGCTGAGAATCTTCTCACGATAGCGGTCCCGTATCTCCAGCGCATTCGCATAGTTGCGGATGGTCAGGTTCAAGTGGTCGGGCACCTTGCCGCCATGATCCGCCCTGACCTGTGCGCGGATGTCCTTGATATAAGTCTGTGCTTTTGCCATGTTACTTACGTTGTTTAAATAAGTCCTTATAATGTTTCAACTCCTGTTCGAGTTCGTAGGGGTGGCGACGTTCGCGCCATGCCTCCATCGTGATGGGGTAACGGCGGCCAGGCAGCGACATCCACTTCTCCCACTGGTCGTCGCAGGGGCGGTGCAACAGTCGCTTCTGCTTTCGGTAGGCCGACGCGCTGCGCTCCACACCCTTCGACGTGAGCGGCGGGAAGCCTTCATGAGTGAACACGCCCAGACAGCAGTACGCCTGCCGTTGGCCCTTGGTCAGTTCCGACTGCGGACGCTTGCCCAGCAGCGGACAGCGTGAGCACCGGTCGGGCTGCTCCGGTGGCAGCTGGATAGGTGTAAAAATCGCTTTTGGCATTTTATCTGTTATTATTTTGCGTTCAGAGTATATTGCGCATTTCGGCTACCTTGCGCCGTTAAGTTAAGATGCGGAAAAAAGCACCCTCCCCGAAATGTGCTGTGTGGATAAAAGAGAGGGCAAGGTGATTTTGGGAAATCGGAAGGGGCTTTAATAAAATGATACGCCCCGGGTTCAGGTGGTAGGCGGTTCGCCATCATCATCGCCTTTCGGTATGACGAAGCGACTCATGAGGTTGTCTGCCCATCGGTCTTGCCTTGCCTCGGCTCGCTGCCTGACTATCTTCGCCGTGTTGCTGCCCAGCTCCTTATGTATCTTGGCGTGGCAGGCATAGCACAGAGCACGCAGACCTTGCAATCCGCAGTCGATAGCCAACCGCTTCATCTCGTCTTTGGTTCGGGCTGTCTCAATGGGTACGATGTGATGCACACACCTGGCACTCGTCACGATGCCCTGCTTCAGACACTCCTCGCACAGTCCGTTGGTGCTCCTGAGTTTGGCAATGCGCAGTTCCTTCCACTCGCGGCTGTTGTATATCTCCGCCTTGTCCTTCGCCTGCTGCTGGTTCTTACACCTCCACGGTAGCCGCTTACGTTGTCCGCTCATATCATTACATGCTTTCGGGTCGCGTCTATCATCTTCAGCAGTTCACCGATGCGCTTGCCGTCCTTGCTGTTGCGCTTCTCGACGGCAGCGATATACCGTCGGCATTTCTTCAGGCAGTCGTTTATCTCTGCCTGTGCCCATCCCGCGATGAAGTAGTCACGGCTCTCGTCAACCTCGGTGTCACGTCCGATGATGTCGTCAGCCGCTATGCCGTCGATGCTTGCCCCGTCGTTGTAGTAGAGCTTGCTGCCAGCATGTTCCACATAGAACTCGTGCGTGGCCATCACGTCTTCATCGTCAACGAACGGGTCAGTCTTACCAATGTAGATGGCACGGCACCCGTCGCGTGTCTTGAACATGTCGCCAAACGTGGCACGCGCAAACCTTGGATATAATGTTGTTTCACTCATACGCTAATACTCTTGATCGAAAGGTCTGAATCCTGACTCCTCTTCTTTCGCCCGCTCTTCGAGGTCGGCCAGATACTTGTCGGCCTGTTCTCCGTAGGGTCTGATGTCGGGTGTGTCGGTGGTGGTCGCGTCGTCTTCGTCGAAGCGGATGCGCTGCTGACTGTTGGCCAGTGAGTCGGGCGTGCGGTGGGGCTTGCGCTTGTGCTTCTTGCCGTACTCGATGGCGCGCCCGAAGTCGTGGAAGTTGCCGACCTGTGGCAGTTCGTCAGCGTCCATCTGGTTGAGGTGGTCGATGAGTTGCGCGTCACACATCATTGTCAGTGTCTCGCGCAGGCTCTCCGTCTGGTAGGCCACTCCCACCTGCCGCAGTTCCTTGTAGAGTCCCTTCATGGCGACCTCGGCCACGCGCTCCAGGATGTCATCAACACAGAGCGTCATCGTGGGAGTCTCGCCCGGCAGGAACGGCTTGTCGATCATGGCGAGGCCAAAGCCTTGCTTGGGCTGCTTACCGTCGTGCTGCTGTAGTACGAGGATCACCTGAGCCACGTCCATCGTCGCCGTAGGGTTGCTGAATGAGAAGGCTTTGTTCCAGTCGGCATCCATCTTCAGCATGTGGAGCAGGGCTTGCATCTGTGGCGGTACGGGGCCGTTCACTTTGGCCGTTTCGATGATGAACTCCAAAACGAGTTGCATCAGGCCGTAGATGTCGGTACCTCGCGCCCGGCAGATGATGTTCAGCAGCTCGGCCACCCACAGCGGTACTTTCGTACTCACATTCTTCACACCAGCGTTCTCCTGGCTATTCTGTTCTCCTATCATCGTCTATTTCTATTAGTTGATTTATCAAAGGATTTTCGCTTATTATCTCGCCAACAGTCCTAACGCCATCAATATTGGAAGTTGGCGGTATAGGTCTGTGTTTCTTGCCAGGGTATGCACGTCGAAGGGTTTCTCGCCACTCACGGACTCGCGGGTCGCGCAGTTCGACGGGATCAAGGAAAGGCTCGTCGGAGTGCCATATCTCGGTGATGATGTCGCCTATCTTGACGGGTTCCTGCTTAGGTTCTTCCTTGCGCGGCTTGTCGCCTGTGCGCATCATACGGATGGCGATGTCGGCCACGTCAGCCTTGTCACCATCCTCCTCACGCCAACAGGCGTCGAAGAAGTGGGTATATACTCGGCAATGGTCATAGCCCAGTTTGTCGGCTACCTCCTGCCATGCCTCGCGCCCGTCCTTGTCGGGCCACAGCCAAATGGTTCGCCCTTGGTCGATGAGTGGCTGAAGGCTGTCGAGTTGCAAGTGCTTCAGACCGCCACAAGCCAACCACAACTGGGTGTCGGGGTCGCCGTAGTAGTTCGCCATGATGATGGCGGTCTTCTCTGATTCCACGATGTTCACAACCGCCTTCGGATGGCTGCTCAGCAGATGCGAACCGAAGAGCGGTTTGATGATCTCGTGATTGTCGGGGTCGAGCTGCTGGCGGCATCCGTCCTGATTGTATATCCATCCGGGGTGCTGCGTCTTGTCGCGGTGTCCGTCGGGCAGATAGCGCATCAGCTTGGCGGCTCTCGGTATGCCGTTGTGGTCTATCTGCCAGAACACCACGCGACCATCCTTCCAACCGCCCACGCAGTACATCCACAATGTCTGTTGCAACCGCGCTCGCTGCTCATCATCCCACGGCAGATGTTTCAGCCAATAGATGAAGAGCGTCTGGTCACCGCCTATCTCCATTGTGCGACGGACATACGACCGAGGTATCTCCAGCACCGGCAGTGGTGCGGGTTTCGGTCGTGGTGGCGGTGGAGTGTAGTTCAGCGGTATGTCGTCGACTGGCTCGTTGTACTTCCTACCCAGCCATCGGATAGCGTCGGGGAACGATAGCCGCTGGTGCTCCATCAGGAATTGCACGGGGCCACCCTTATGATCGCAAACGAAACAGCGGTACGTGTTGCCGTGGTTCTTCTCCGCGATGCTCGACGGCCTCACGATGAAGTTGCCGTCGGTCTTATCGTCGTGGAATGGGCAAAGTCCGGTGAGGTTCACGCCCGCCTTGCGGAGCGTCACGAAGTCGCCCACGACATCCTCAATCTTTGCGCGGTCAAGCACTCGCTTAACTACGTCGTCAGGTATCTTTGGCATAGGTTGAATATTAGGTTATATGTCCGCTTCACTTTACTATACTAAACCGCTGCGGTTTGCTATATTAAATCGCTTTGCTTTACTATACTAAACCAATGCGGTTGGATTTTTGGAGTCGATTATCTGTAAAACCATAAACGTGCGTGTGCGTGTGCGCTACGCGCGTCGCCCGTGTGCGTGGTTTCCCATTCCCATCCCTTTACTTAGTTAAGTAAAGGGTGGGGAATAGGGAAACGGGCTTAACGGAGGGAATCACGGCTCAGAGTGCTTATATTTACCAGTCAGCGAGTTCTTCATCAGATAACCCTTTTCGAGCGACTCATGGAAGATGATACGTCGGTTGCTCGTCACGCCTTGCGCCTTCAGATGGTTGGCGAGGTCGGTGTATCGCTCTTCCTTATCGCTCCAGGGATAATCCTTGAACGGGTCAGTCTTGATACTGCCGTCTTCATCGTCGGTGTACTCATTGACAATATCCTCGATGGCTTCTGCTGCCGTTTTCGCGGCGAACACGGCCTTTTCTATCACCGTCTGGGATAATTCGTCACCTCGCTGAACGTGTGCCGCGAGGATGCCCGTCACGATGTAACTCAGCTGTGAGAATGTCGGTGCTTGTTTCTTGGTCATAAATCTTCAAGTTTTATCTCTACCCAGTCTTTTCGGAGTATTCTGTACTTACCAGTCATCATCAGCTTACGCATACAGATTTCTTCCGTCAGGAACATATCGCCCTCGGATGGTAGTTCTGTGTACTTTTCGCGGTTGATATACTTGTTTATCGTTGAGCGAAGTTCAATAGCCTGCTCCATTGTCGGTACGTTAGGCTGTGTCAGTATGCCTTCATAAAAACGCTTTGCATATTTACCGATGTTGTACTTGCTGGTGTACTGCTCAATCGTGATTGTATTAAACGACTCCTTTTTATCGTGAATTGCTTGCCACATTTCACAGATTGCTTTGTGGAAGTCTTTCTGAGCTTCCTTTCTTGATTTTCTTGGTCTCATAGTTCCTTTTGTTTTTTAATATGGTACATTGTCGTCATTTGGTGATTCAAATGGCAGGTCTTGCGTCTCGTCATTCGGTAGTGGCTTATCAAGACCTTTGTAGTGATACTTCGGACGATCCTTGGTGCCATCCTTATAGATGATGCCAACGTCGAGTGCCTTATTAATGAGATCAGCCCTGCGGCGGTTGCTCGTCACGCCCTGCTTCACCAGTGCG